AGCTCCTAGGAGCTTCTCTAGCCGCTCCTTCGGTCGCTCCTCTTTCGGCGGTGGATTCCGCAGCAGTGGTGGACGTCGATGAACAGACGTTTGCGCAGCTTGGCTATTACGGCCTTGACCTTGATGAGTCTGATGACGATTACTACGACGACGACTATGAGTGCGATTGTGACATCTGCACCGGAGATTACGACGATGAGCCAGCCGATTACGAAGACCAGTATGGGTCCGATGATTCATACGAGACCGTCGAAGTTATCGAGTCCTCCTATGATTCCGACTAAGGTAGTAGCTCCAATGAAGCAGGTTATTCCGATTGAGGTAATACTGCCGCCAGACAGCAACGTTACTTCAGACAACAGCACAATGGACATTCAATACGTCCTGAGTGCCGATGGGAAACTCAGAGTAATCGTCAAGTTTACCAGAAAGCAATAAGGGGAGAAGCTCTAATGGAGCCTACAGTAAACAACGCGCCGGTTCAAGTGCTGGTGAATAATAGCGAAGCAATGAACACGATGGAGGCATACGCCTCTCTGTGTGCAGGCTACTTCGTAGAGGATGAGTTCGGAAGCGTTTACCACGTTAAGGACGGACTGTTGCACGAGTGGTATGAGTCTTCAAAACGTTGGCATTTTGCTACACGTATGGATACAGACAGCGACGTGTTCTCTATTGTGGAGAACCCAGAGCCTCAAGGTCCTGAGCCTATTCCAAACGTGAAGCATACACCCGGCACGGACCACTTACAGCTTGTGTTGGATACATTGAACGTGCTTATCGATAGCGAAAATCAGCGCAGAATGGCAGCATAGAGTCAATGATAAACAACGAGATGGTTTGGGAACTGTTGAACAGAGATGCCCTGTATAGCACGGCGGCGTCGGAGGTAGGGAAATCGATGTATACCCTAGTCTCTAATGCTCAACAGTTCCCTAGGGAAGTGCAAATCATCGGAGCCGCAGCTCAGTTACTGGTCTATTCGAGAGTGTACGGTGCTGACCCGGTAGAGATACTGAGGATTGCCGACAGAATATTCGAGCAAAATCCAGACCAAGAGAACTGGAGAGCCGCTCATAGGTACGTTGAGAGTGAGATAGTAAACACTTGGAGAAGATAACAATGGGCGGTAAAGTAGATTTAAACGTAAAAGAAACCAACTTCGGCACTGAGTTTAACACTCCTGCCTTACGTACAGGTTTCACTGTTTTGCGTGAACCCTCCACAAAGTTCAAAGAACAGGGAGAGTACTCTGTAAAGCTTCAATTCAAGGTGGATTCGCCAGAAGGACAGGCTATTATTGACTTCCTGAACGAGAAGATGGACGAGGCAGAAGCGGAAGCAAAGGCTAAGAGCGGACGTAAGAAGGTTAAGGTGGCTGAACCTCCTTACAAAATGGTTGAAGACGAGGAAGGTGAACCCACCGGAGAAGCCACCATCAAGTTTACCATGCTTCACCGTAACAAAACTAAGGAAGGCACGGAGTACTTTAAGACTCCAGCTCTGTTCACAGCAGATGGACAGCCATTGCCTGAGGATGTGAAGGTTGGCAGCGGGTCACTGGTGATTGTTCGTGGTGTCGCTAGGACTTACTACGTCTCGGAGCAGACCGGCGCAGGTGTGTCCTTAAAGCTACAGGCTGTGCAGGTATTAGAAGCTAAATCCGGTGGAGTCGCGTCCTTCGAGAAATCAGGTTTTTCCGTGGTTGAAGGATACTCGACCGCCAGTGCGTCTAAAGACACTGAGCCGGATGAAGGTGGAGAGGATGATGGTCAATCGGACTTCTAGCTTCTTTAAGAAGGCTAGAGGTGTGCGAGAAGGCTATCGCTCAGGACTAGAAGATAAGGTTGCAGAGGAGTTGGAGGCGCTTGGCGTCCCCTTCTCCTTTGAATCCCTCAAGATTCCGTATGTCATACCGGCTACGGACCACACCTACACGCCTGATTTCATCCTGCCTAACGGCATAATCATAGAGACTAAAGGTCGATTCCTGATAGACGACCGTAAGAAGCATCTCTACATACAACAACAACACCCTGAGTTAGACATACGATTCGTGTTCAGCACCAGCAGGGCCAAGATATCGCCGGGAGCTAAGACTACATTAGCTGAATGGTGCTTGAAGAACGGGTTTAAGTACGCAGATAAAAGCATACCTAGAGAGTGGATTGAGGAATCATGCCCCGCAAAAAGACTGACTGGATAGTAATTCACTGCTCTGCAACAACGCCAAGTATGGACATCGGTCGGAAGGAAATCGACCGCTGGCACCGTGAGGAAGGCTTCAAGATGATTGGGTATCACTTCGTAATTCGACGTGATGGCTCTATCGAGAAGGGCCGGGACTTAATGGAGGCTGGCGCACACGTCAACCCTCCCGCCGGAATCAACTCTACCTCCGTCGGTATCTGTATGGTAGGCGGTATAAGCGAGCATAACCTGCCTGAGAACAACTACACAATATCTCAATGGACCACGCTAGACAAGCTAGTGTCAGAGATGCAGACTAAGTTCCAAGGCGCACAAGTCGTAGGACACAATGAACTTGCAAAGAAAGCAGGAGCGCCAAGGGCTTGCCCGTGCTTTGATGTTCAAGAATGGCTGCATAACAGAAAACCTTCTGAGAGGCCGCTAGAAGGCTCAGGAAGACCTGTTCTTAAGCAGGGGGATAAAAGTACACAGGTTAAGGACTTACAGCGCCTCCTGACGGCACACGGCTTCACTGTGGTGGCCGATGGTGAGTTCGGTCCTAACACCTTCAAACAAGTTCAAGCATTCCAGAGAGCCGAGGGTTTAGCTACGGATGGCATCGTAGGGCCTAAGACTTGGGATGCTTTAGAGGGAAGTGGTAATGCCAAAGGATAGACAAGGTCATATCTTCGTGCCTGCCTTGGGCCGTAAAATCAAGGATAAACGCATCCGTCGGGTGAATCCTGACGTAACCAAATCACAGCTTATCCAGTCTCAGTATGGATTGAAGTTCCCTGAACCCGGCTTCGTTTGGAAGCTTGGCTCAGTAGAGTCAGATGAGTTGTCAAGAAAGCAGGACAAGGCTCTAAGACAGCCTGAGAGAGCTTTCGTATTAGAGCCGTATCAAGCACCTCTGTACAACCAGAAGCTTGCTGAACGAGTACGTAAAGCGAACTTGGAGAACTGGAATGCTAAGCACGAACCAACTAATCAAGATTAGTGACACACTGCAACCGGCAGATATCGTCCTAGTAGCAGATAACACAGTACTGTCTAGGACTATCCGCAGGCTGGAAGGCGGATTGCCTGTGTCACACGCAGTTATTGCAGGCGGTAACGGAACCATCTGGACCACAAGCGCCACTCAGCGCACGACTTGGAAGCCTCCGTTTAAGCAGCACCTGTATGGCGCTATGCACGAGTTCGACTTCTTTTACGAGAAGACTAAAGTCGTGATTATGCGTATGCCGGGGATTACTCCTCAGCAGCAAGACGGCATCCTGAAGATATGTCAAGCAATGACAGGTGACGTTTACCCTATCGGCAAGCTGATTAAAGCTGTATGGGGTGGACTGGTTAACCTGAACACGACTTGCGTTTCGTGCGGAGACTACGACTTGAACAAGCCGGGGAAAATCTGTACGGAAGGTGTGGCGGACGCTTACCTTTACGGAGCAGGTGTTGACTTGAATCCAAAGGCGCACAATACAAACCCTTCAGGATATGACCTGATTGAGTTGTACTACAGCGGCGTATTGAAGGAAGTCTACGACTCGGAATACGACTAGCTTCACGATTTAACATGGCTAAGATCCTTACAGCCTCAGCAAGAGTTGGGTTAGGGCCTGAGGCTGTACTTTTCTTTTCGGGAAGAGGTAATAATAATGGTGCTATCACACCACGAGGCTTGTCCTTCATGCCCAAGTTTAGACGCTTTTGCGGTACATACAGACGGTGGCGGTAAGTGTTATTCGTGTGGATATACTAGAGGCTCAGGGCAATACGAAGGACAGCAGGCAAAGAAGGAAAAGAAGCGCCTAGGAATCCTCAGAGATGGGGATATTAAAGCTCTAAGGGCGCGCAAGATTACTGAGGACACCTGTAAGAAGTGGGGTTACGAGGTGAACGAACTGGACGGTGAGCCGGTTCAGGTAGCTAACTATCGGGATGATAACGGTACGGTCGTCGCTCAGAAGATACGGTTTAAGGATAAAGGGTTCACTATAGCCGGAGACCCTAAGCAGATGGGTTTATACGGTAAGTGGTTGTGGAGAGACGGCGGTCGTATGGTCGTTGTCACGGAGGGGGAGATAGACGCCCTATCTGTCAGTCAGGCTCAGGGAAACCGATGGCCTGTTGTATCGCTACCTAACGGGGCTTCAGCGGCTGTAAAGGATATTCAGAAGGATCTAGAGTGGCTTGAGAAGTTCGAGACCGTAGTCCTGATGTTCGATATGGATGAACCGGGGCGCAAGGCGGCTGAGCAGTGCGCTATGAAGTTCACTCCCGGCAAGGTAAAGATAGCCTCATTGCCGCTTAAAGATGCTAACGAGATGGTTCAGGCTGGCCGAGAAGATGAACTCATTGACGCTATGTGGGGAGCGAAGCCATACAGACCTGACGGTATTGTAGTGGGTAGCGACTTGCTGGACTTGGTTCTGAATCCTCCAGACATCACAGGACTTCCGTACCCTTGGGAATGTCTAAACAATATCTTGAAGGGCATTAGACCTAAAGAGATGGTTGTACTAGCGGCAGGACCGGGTATCGGTAAGTCAACTATGTTCAAACAGATAGCGCACGGCTTGCTCGCAAGAGGCGAGAAGGTTGGATATATAGGGCTTGAGGAATCTAAAGCTCAAACAATGCTTGGGCTTCTGTCTGTGCAGGTAAAGAGGAACATCAAGCTAGGGTATGACCTAGAGTTTTCTGAGGATGTACGAAAGGCTTTCGGTGAATTAATCACAGACGAGAATCTTTTCCTGTACGACCACTTCGGTTCAATGGACCCTGACAATCTGATAGCCAAGATAAGGTACATGGCGCAAGGCTATGGTTGTCGTTGGGTTTTCCTAGAC